TCGACCTGTGCCGCTACCGTTTTGGGATAACGGTCCTCCCATTTTCCGTTCACAAATACTCTCTGCGTGTAGTTCTGCGCCATACTTTCATTCCTCCTGCTTTAAACTTTACAGCGCGCCCCAGATTACAGAGGTATCCCCGGGCGGGTCTGCGCTGAATACCATATTTTTGACTGCAATCCCATCTGTGGGCGTAACGAGGGTGCCGCCCCCTTCACCACACAGCAGCCGGAGATATACGGCGTCGATTTCGTTGCCCTGATACAGGACCACATATTCGGTATGGCTGAGCTGCCGCAACTCCTTGTTGGTTCCCGGCCTTGCCGCATCCTTTGTGGTGTAGACGGCCAGCCTGTTTTTGTCGAGACATTCCGCCTTTGCCGGCAGTTGCATGAGGCTGGTCCCGCCTGCTGGGCCGCTGCCCGCTTCGCCCATGCCCGCGCCATACTGGAAGGCAAACGCCAGCACCTGCGGATAGGTTCCCAACTGGTGATCCAGGACGACCAGCTCGGTTTCCGGATGATCCGCCCGGTTGTGCTCCCGGATCACCTGCTTCAGTTCCGCTTCCAGTTCTTCGCGGGTCATATTGTCCACCGACGCGTCCACGACAAACTGCACTGCATCCACATTCGTAAACAGCACATGCAGCCAGAGGGTCAGCTTGGACGCGATCCCGTCCAGGATCAGGGCCTTGGCGGTATCCGGGAAGTTGCTGACCACAATCAGGTTCCCCGAATCATCCAACAACCCGACCTCCCGGACGGTAAATCCGCCCACCGTCCCATCCAGTACGATCTTAACGTCCACCATGTTCGGTGACACGGCGTTGACCTTCTTTTCGGCGATCTCCCCGCGCCACACCTCGTTTTTGATTTCGGTCATGTCGGGTGTGGGGATGTAATAGCTTCCGCCGCCATCCCCAACCACCGCTGTGGTGATGTTGATTTTCGGTCCGTCCAGCGTATAACCGGCGAGCTTTTGGTTCCCCAGATCGGTGACCATTGTTTTATATTTCCGCTCATCGGTCGTAATGACCACATTCCCGTCTATGTCCGCCATTTCGCATCCATCCTTTCCTCGGGGTATAGTTCTACCGTCTGCTGCACAGAGACAAACCCGTCACTTCCAGCCCCGACGGCCAGCTCCGCCCGTTCGGCCAGGGCGGGCCAGACCTCTACGGTCTGCGCCACCACCGCCGCAACCCCGATCTGATTATTTCCGGCCTCGGCCAGCCCGACCGATACCGGCTGCTCCGGCCAGACCTCCACCGTATGCGCCGCGGTGATATACGCCCCGGTCCGGTTTGTACCGGATACCTCCCCTTCCAGGGAGATTCCCTCCAAGTGGGAACGCAGATTTTTGTAGTACCAGATCCGGCTCAATACCCGCCGCTGCCGGTCCTCCGAAATGCCGCCCTCCTGCACCGGCAGGAATAACCGGAAACAGTAGGGGGACCCGCCATATTCAAACCATTCCTCCACCCAAGCCCCGGGAAAGATGTCCCCCAGAACCGTCTCCACCGCGTATTTCGTCCCCAGCGTCCGATGGACGTTCCAGTTGTCCCGCAGCACCCGACGCTTTTCCTCGAGGGAATATTCGCTGTCCCACCAGTCCACCTTGAAGTCGTATGCCAGGATATCGAGCAGCTTTTCATCCAGCCGGAATACATCCGGATAGATTCGCAGCCGGTCGATCTCCTCCGGCCGCTGTGACAGCATGCCGGCCATGGCGTCGGCCAGCGCAACGACCGACCTGTCCAGCCGCAGGGCGACCGGCAGGGTTTCCAGCAGGTTTTCCCGCGTCAGTCCCCGGCTACTCATCCTCACAGCCTCCGTTCAGGACGGACACCCGCTGCACCTGCCCGACCTGCGGGACGGTCATGGTGATCTCGTATTCCTGTGTTCCCAGCGTCATCCGGCCATCCCGCAGCGGCTGAAAGGATGGGGCGCGTAGGTCCACCCGCTTGATCCCGGTCTGCATCAGCAGCTGATAAAGCTTGGACGGGTTGATGTCCCGCCCGAGCTTTGCACTTTGCCAGTCAATATAGTCCTGTACCGCCTGTTCCACCAACCCTTGAAGCTCGGCGGAACTGACGGGAGAATCCGCATGGCTGTACCAGGTCAGGTCGACCTCGTAGGGGACAATCTCCGGGTCGCCCATCCGCACATGGTCGGTGAACGGACGCACCTTGTCTGAGCTGCATCTCTCGTATACTGCCTTCTTGATTTCCTCCCCGGCCGGTTTTCCGCCCTTCATCAGGACATAGAGGTAAACCTCCCCTGGCGACGGGGAATTCGGGACCACGTCCGCGATCTCGGTGGACACCTGCATGGCGTGGTAGGTGTAACTCCCGGTACTGCCCGCGGTGCTCCATCCGTCCTGGCTCAGCCGCAGCAGGTTGTAGTATTCCTCGTCGGTTGCGGCGTCTGTCCCGCCCTCCGATTCGGTAACATTGCGGCAGACGGTGCAGTAGCTGTACAGGTCTACGATCGTGTCGATCTGTCCGGGGAGATACCCGTTTCCTACCGTCCCCGGCGTCTGGCAGGCCACCTCAACGTCCACGGACGTTTTCCCGACCGGAATCAGGGCATCCTCCTCGGTCTCCCAGACCAGTACCCCGCCTGCATCTGACACCCGCGTCCCTTTGGAAATCAGAACCGGGAACGGCTGACCCTGGGAGATTTCAAACCGCACACGACAGCGGGCGGATTTTGCGTCCGGCCGTTCGTGCTCCAGGAACAGCTCCCCCAGCGCATCAAGATTTGCCCCCTCCGCCCGGCTCGGGATGTTCTGATTGCCGGTGTAGTTGTTGAGCGCCCGTTCCTGTAGGATCACCGCCGTATGCCAGCGCAGGAACAGCATTTCGGGGCTGGCCGGTTGGACGGTCATGCCGGTCAGCGTCTCATATGCCGCGATTGCCCGCGAGAGGATTTCCTGCGCATCCATTGATACAAACTCATATTCCGGATTCCTGCTCATCGTTTATCTCCACCTCCACAGTTGGGATCAGCTTCCCCGGGTCGGACGGGTCCTCCGCAAGCTCCACATCCAGGACGGTGACCCGGGGTTCCCACTCCTCGACCGCTTCCCGGATGTCTGAAATCATCATGACCTTTGCAACCGGGATCGGGCGGTCCAGGATGCTGGCCGCAATCCCGAACTCCCGGTAGAGCGGCACCGACCCTCTGGGAGTGGACAGCAGCACCGCGATATTTTGCAGGATCGAGGACAGCGTGTCCCGCTCCTGAAACCGGATGTTCCGAAGATCGGTCGCGCTCGCAAGATAACTCATCTTTCACCGCCTCACATATTCTTGTAAATTGACAGATACTACAACCACCGACAGATTCCCGCGCCGGTCGAATGTTTTTGCTTTGACGCTGTGGCCGGTAATCACCCAACGGTAGGTCCCATACGCCTTGCTGCCGATGGTCAGCGGCAGGGTTCGACCCTTGCTCTCGTACTTGGCGATTTTGGAGATTTCCCGGGAGGGGGACGCGCCCAGCTGGGTAGACAAAGTCATGTCGAAGGAGATCTTATCCGGGTCCACGCCGGTAAACTCCAACAGCCCCCGGCCCAGATGCCGCTGGTGGGCCGCATACCGGGCAGACCCCGACCACTGGAAGTTGTCCAGCGTGCGCACCACTGAGGACGACACGGTAAACGCGATGTCCCCCAGACAGCCGATCATTGCCATGGCTGATACGCCCCCAATACGAAGCCGTGCGCGTTCTCGACCGGCAGGAACAGCGTGACCACCCTGTCCCCCACGTTCGGCAGCCACGGCAGAACGACGACAGGATGCACATGCGCTTCAAATTCCGCCGCTCCTGCACCGGCTGGCCCCGCAATTTCGGTCTGCTGGGGTGCAGGATCATAAGCCGAGATATGCGGATGGGAGTCGAGTACGGCCAGCCATTCGGAGCACATCTCGTCGCTGCTCTCAAACAGCACACGGGCAGTGCGGCTGTCCGGATTCACCGCCGTAACAACGCCCACCCGCACCAGATTTTGCAGGACGTTTGTCTCATCCATCAGTATCCCTCCAATACGCTCCGCAGCCGGACTCTGGTCGTATAGCCTGACCCGTCCACCGTATGTACCGCCTGGCTGATGATATATTTGCAGTCCCAGCCGCCGAACCCCCGAAGCCGCATCGTGACGCCTGCCACCAGCGCGGGATTGCCGACCATCGTGAAACTGGCGGTCTTGGCGAACTTGTTGTGCAGCCGCAGCATCTTTTCCGCCAGCGTTTTCGCCTCCCCCGGGCTGGCCACCCGCGCGGCAACCTCCAGCTGCTGCCCATTTTTGACCTTGTCATCAGTGGCAATCCCGGTGATGCACTGGCCCTTTGCGGGGTTCTCATACCGCACCCGGCAGGATGCATACTGCGTATCCGCCGTACCCGTCCCGATCTGGTACCGGGTATAGGACCCGTCCCCGCGCCGGATGGTCAGAATCTCGTTCTTGGCTTCATATTCCGCCTGATCGAAGAGCACGAGAATCTTGTTGGTTGCCTTGAGGGAGATGCCCGCTTCATGGCAGAGCCTGCGCAGCAGGGCAATATCGCTTGTCCTGATCTGCTCCACCCGGGCATAATACGGATTGACAGACGATTCGTACATACAGATCATCCCGCTGTTTGCGGCCATCTCATTGGCAATTCCGGACAGAGTGTACCCTTCCCACGCCTTTGACTTTTTTGTCTGGCGGATTGCGGCGTGGAAGGGCAGCGAGGTCGCCTTGATGGTGATTTTGTTTGGCGGGCCGGAAGCCTCCACCGTGTCCAGTTCGAACGTCCCGAAGGGAAGCAGGACGTCCTTGCCGTTGCTGTGCTGGTTCTCCCGCAGAAGCACCGCTTCGATTGACAGCTTTTCCGCCGCTGCCGCCTCGATCGCGTCCATCAGCCACTGTTCGGTCCATATCCGTCCCCGGTCCTGGAGGGTAATCTGAAGATCATCGGTCTCGTCCTCCTCGTTGTCGGTATAGGAGACCGACAGCAGATACGGTCGGATAGACCTGGTGATGTCCACCCCGTCAAAGGCAATCTCCGCCACCGTCCGGCGGGCCAGATTCCGATTGCTCATCTGCTCACCTGCTTCCAAGGCGGAAGTCCGCCGCTTGCCCGCTGCGGGATATCCGGAATTACAAGCCTTGCTCCCGCCGGAAAGATGTAAGCCCCCAGCAGGGCATACCTCATGTTGGCGCGCATCAGCAGCCCGGTATGATCGGTGCTGCCCATCTGGTCCTGCGCGATGCTGTCCCACATGTCTCCCTGAGTTGTTATATAGCTTTTCATGCCATCCGCCGCCTTTCCCGATCCGCCAGCATGCCGGATACCACATCCTGCACCCGCTGGGCAAAATCGTCCCCGAATTCCTGTAATGACGCCACTGTTTCAGGCATCGCGTTCCCCTGAATATTGAAGGAAATCTGGATGCTCACCGGAGAACCGCTCTCGCTGCCGGTGACCGGCGCGACTAATGCGGAGAGGGCGGGCTGTGCCCGCATGGACGCGGTCTGTCCCGCATCCATGACCTTTTCCCCACCGTTGAACCAGACCAGCTCCGGCCCCTCCTCGCCGACCAGCGCAAAGCCAGGTTCGGCGCTCTGGGTGCCGGATGCGTAGGCATTTTGCGGAGTAACCGACACGCTGCCCCCGCCGCCGGAAAGCGCGGCAGCGGCCGCGGAACCCAGCCGCCCGTACGCTTCCCGCACCTGCGGCAGCATCCCTTCCGCCGCGTCCAGATACCCCTGAATGGTCGCCTGCCCGCTTTTGAGGGCTTCGTCCCCCAGATCCATGGCGGAGATCTGCTCCGTCAGACGATTCTGGATTGCGTCCATCTCGCTGCTGAACCCGGTTTGCAGGTCCGCGATACTCTGCGCGGCTTCCGACTGTGCATCCTGAAGCGCCTGCCACTGCTCCGCCATCTCTGCCAATGTATCGGTATCGCCCGCATTGACCGCATCTGCCAGCCCCGCAATCGCGTTGACACTGTCGGCGCTCCCGTCCGCAAAGCTGGCCAGCATCGCTCCCAGCCCTTCGACCTCTGCGGTTTTGCCCAGGAGCAGGTCCATGTTGGCCGCGTAATCCTCCCAGTACTGCCGCTGTCCCTCGATGTTGGAGGCCATGTTGGCCGCGCTGGTCGCGGATACAGCGGCGGCTTTGTCCCAGACCGCATACTGTCCCTCTACCGATTCCAGCGCCGCGGCATAGGATTCGTTGTAGGCGTCCACAAGCAGCTGCACATGGCTGGCTGTGTTGTCGATCACGCCGGTCAAGAGGTTGATCTGGCCTGCCGCCTCCTGCGACACCCCGGCCTGCTCGGCCAGAACAGCGTTGTAATCCCGGAGCGCATCCTGTGCGGACAGCGCTGCGGTCTCCCCCTGCTCAATCGCGGTATTCAGATTTTTCAGGGTATTTTGAGTCTGTTTCTGTTCGAGCTTCAGCTCTTTCAGGCGTTCCGCCTGCTCATAATATTCCGCCGTCAGGTCTGTCCCGTTGCGGCTTGCTTCCCACGAAAGCTCCTTCAGCCGCTCTTCCAGCGGTTCCCGCTGTTTCTCGATCTCCGCGAGCCGGATTTCCGCAGCGGTCCTGTCCAGCTTGTTTTTGGCCAGCTCCTGCTCTGCCGCCGCCTGCTTGGACAGCAGGTCGGTCAGCTTATCCGTCCGGGCCTGCTCCTCCGCGTTTTTCTGCATGGCCGCAATCGACGCTTCCAGTGCGGCGGTGCCGCCCTCGATCGAGTTGGTGGTCAGGTCGATCTGGCCGGCCAGCTCGGGCATGACCTGTGTCAGCAGGGTCAGCGTGTTCCGGTAATCCTCATTTCCGGCCACGTTGCCGCCCGTCGCGGCTTCGATCTCCTTCAGCCGGGAAATATACAGATTGGCGGTGTCGATGCCCGCCTGTGTTTCGGTGGCAACCAGCCCGATCGAAAGGCCCGCCTGCTGTGCCGCCTCACCCAGATCGCTCGCCGCCCGGGTCAGTTCCTCTACCTCCGGTACGCCTTCATGCGCCCGCTGGTACATCCCGTAGATCGCCCCGCCCAGAGCGCCGACCGCAGCGCCTACCCCGAGGATAATGCCTGCGGGGCCGGTGAACATCGCCGCAAGATCGAGCGCTTTCGCCACCTTGGTAACAGCCGTATAGGCGGTTATCCCGGCGGTCAGGGCAGCGACCGAACCGACCACGCCGGTAACCGCGCCCACCACGCCCGGAGAATCCTGCACAAACTGGTCTACCCCGGTGAATACGTCGGTCCCAACCTTGTACAGATCTCGCATAGCCGGGGTGAACTGCTCCCCGACCGAGGTTTTCAGCGCGTCCCATGCGGACTTCATCAGGACCAGCTGTCCATTCATGTTGTCCAGCTTGATTTCAGCCATCCGCTGCGCGGCCCCGGCGCTGCCGTAGATGCTCTGGGTCAGGCTGTCCACGTCCGCCTGGCTGGCGTTGATGATCGCCAGCATCCCGGACATAGCCTCCTTGCCAAAGATGGTGCTTGCCGCCGCTGTCTGCTCCGCCTCACTCAGTTCCGAGAAGGAGGAGCGCAGGCTGTCGGTCAGCTGTGCCAACGACTTCATGGTCCCGTCCGCGTTGGTCATCGAGATGCCAAGCCGCTCCATCTCCCCGGCCTGCTTTTTGGTTGGAGCGGACAGGTTGGCCAGCGCTGTTTTCAGGGTGGTGCCCGCCTGACTGCTCTTGATGCCGCTGTTGGCCATGAGACCCAGCGCCACCGCCGCGTCCTGCGCCGAATACCCCAACGTCCCACACAAGGGGGCCGCGTATTTGAACGATTCCCCCAGCATCGAGACATTGGTATTCGATTTTGTAGCAGTCGCGGCCAGGACGTCCACAAACCGGTTGGTATCCTGCGCGGTCATCCCGAAGGCGGTCAGGGCGTCGGTCACGATGTCGGACACCGTCCCGAGCTCTTCTCCCGAAGCCGCCGCCAGCTGCATGACCCCATTAAGGCCGGCTGTCATGGATGCGGCGTCCCATCCGGCCATGCTCATATACTGCATGGCTTCGGATGCTTCCTGTGCGGTGAATTTCGTAGCCGCACCCATCTCTTTTGCCTTGGCGGTCAGGGCTTCCATCTCATCGGCGGTCGCCCCGGAGAGCGCTTCCACTGTGGACATCGACGCCTGAAAATCTCCGGCAATGGTGATGCAGTCCAGATATGCGCCGCCGATCTCATGCAGCGCGGCGGCGATTCCGGCGGCCGCAATGGCGCTCTGTACCGCCTCAAACGACTGGGTGGTCTTTTCCCCGAAAGTCAGCGCGCCTTGGGCGGCGTCCTGCTGTCGGGCGGTCAGCTCCGCAAGCTGGGCGGACAGCCTGGTCTGCGCTTCCCCCAGATCATCTGTACTGATCTCCGCGCCTTTGAGCGCTTCAGCGGTCGTGCCCAGCTTCTGTTTCTGCCGGGTCAGGGCGTCCTCGGCGTTTTTGATCCGCTGTTCCAGCTTGAGCTTTTCCCGGCTGAGGGATGCGGTGGAACCGGTGGTTTCGTCAATCTCGGTTTGCAGCAGCGCGTGCTGCTTTTTCAGGTTGACCAGCTTGTCCTCGGTCGCGGCAATTGCGCCCTGCTGCTTCTGATACGCCGCAACATTGGACTGGGCCTTGTGCAGCTCCGCAATCTCGCCGCCCAGCTTTGCAAACTCGGCCTGCGCCTTGGTGAACGTGCCGTGAAAGCCGCTGTTCATCTGGGCATTCAGGATAAAATCAATCTCGTTAAGCTTTCTGCCCGCCATCAGCCGGTTTCCCTCCGCTCTGCTATTACAGCGTTATTCGCCTCGATCCACTTCCCCAGCTCCCACAGGGGGCAGTCCAGCCACCTGAAAACATCTGTGTGGTTGTTCTGCGCCAGTACCAGGCATTCCCGCCGGAGGTTCAGGACACCCCCGACGCGATTAAGAAAAAACGCGCCTGGCTGCAAATTTTTAAAAAGTCCGCGATGGGCAGCGCCTCCAGCATGCCGGTACTGATCCGCTGGCCAACCTGCCCGCGCCAGGTGCACGCCCGTACGGCCATCCCCGCCAGATAATCCTCCGACCAGAGCGCGTTGACCAGCGTTTTCTGCTTTTTCGCCAGCTCGGTCTCGATGGCAAGGCTGTCCTGGCCGGTGAGGATGGTCCAGTCAAACTCGAGCACCTCGAAGGTCGTCCCCTCATAACTGAGCGGCTTTGTAAGAGGGTGCTTATAGGTCTTGAAGTTAATCCCGGCATCCTTCATCTCCTGTGCGATTTTGGACACCCTCGCCGCCTGGTCCACCGCTTTTTGTACGCTGGCGATTGCATCCTGATACTTCGGTTTGGTTTCATTTGCCATATCAAAAATCCCTTTCTCTAATTGAAAAATTTACTTGACTATACGTACGATACGTGCTATAATGTATTTATAAGGAGGCGAGAATATGAAAGACAAAGACCTGCTGAAGCTTTTGAAGAAAAACGGCTGGCAGCTTGCCAGAATCAGCGGCAGCCACCACGTTCTTCAAAAGGAGGGGAAAATTATATCGCTTCCCATACATGGCAGGGACGTTCCCACCGGCCTGCTCAATCAAATTCTCAAGGAGTCAGGGCTGAAATAGCCCTGCTCCCTGACAATCATATAGGAGGTTTTTCATATGTTATTTGTCTATCCGGCCATCTTTCACAAGGAAGAGGATGCCTATTGGGTTGAATTTCCCGATCTGGAGGGGTGCCATACCTATGGAAGCTCCATTGAAGATACCATGCAATCAGCGCAGGAATCTCTTTCCGCTTACCTGCTCACTTTAATGGAACAAGGCAAGAGCCTTGCCGCCCCTTCCGACATTTCCTCGTATCATCCCAGTGACGGGTTCACGTCTCTTGTCTCCTGCGATATCAACCAGTATAAAGTGACTAAAGCCGTGAAAAAGACCCTGACAATTCCCGCATGGCTCAATGACCGTGCCGTTTCAATGGGGCTAAATTTCTCCAAAATTTTACAGGAGGCCCTGATTGCTGAAATTTCGGGATATGACCGGCTCTCTACCCGTTGAAAGAACGTCTCGGCGTCCAATAGCCTCTTTACAGCCTCCCCGGAAAGGGGGAGGCTGTTTTTTTACGCTTTGCCCAGTGCCCGGCGCACATCCGCCATATAGTCAACGTCCCCAATGATACACCGCATGTTGCGTTTGTCGATCTCCCACAGCCGTTTTCCCTTGCGGTATGCGGCATAGTAATAGACCTCAAACTCCCCGGACACATCCGCGGCCGACATAGGCGCGACCGTCCCCGGCGCGATGCTCTTGGTCTGTACCAGCATGACGTATTTTTCCGCCCACATGCCCGATTCCGCCTTCTCGACCTCCCAGAACTCCTCCGCTACCCGCAGGTCGAGCAGATGCTGTCTCGGGGCCGCAAGGCTCGCGGCGGCCTGCGTCACGGTCAGGAAGTTGATGGTCGCGCTCATGGCGTCCACCATACCGATCAGGGGCACGTTCATATTGCCCATCATCCCCGCGCCGCTGATGGACACGGTCGGATAGGCGATGGTGGGCAGCTGTACCTTGGCAACCCCCAACAGGTTCACACTGTCCTCATAGACTTCCAGATTGATATAGGCTGCTGCCTGCTGACTCATTTACCGTCCCTCCTTATTCGGATAGTGCGGCCTGCACATAGTCCGGGTCATATTCCAGCGTGAAGTCGATCTCCTGCGCCGGGCTGGGCGGCGTGCTGTAGATATGGATCCGCAGGATCCCCGCCATGAGATCCAGCAGCGGGTTTTCCTCCGCGAGCATCTCCGCCCGCGCCCCAAGCAGGCGTTCCGCACTGACCAGCCCTGCCAGCCAGAGGTTGCAGGTGTCCAGGATGCTGTCAACCAGCCGCCGGGTCATGGGCTTATCCAGCTTGGACCAGAAGGTCCGGATGAGGGTGTTGCCCACCCAATCGAACATCCGGGAAACCGGGATGAAGTAATCCTTGACGTCGGTGTTCGCGGGATAGCAGCCCACATAGTTGCCTTTTGCCACCCAACCCATACTCATGAAGTTGAGGGCGGTCACAATCCCATAGCTTCCAGCGATCAGCTGCACCTGTTCCCAGGTCAGATTGACCTCAGTTCCGTCCGCCAGACAGCAGCCGTCGATCTTGAGCGCCTTGTTGGAGGGCGACTCGTACGGGCATCCGGCGTTCTCGGTGTCCACCTTGGCCATCAGGCCCGCCAGCTGGGTGGACAGATGGAACCGGTAATCCCCCAGCTTGACCATGGGCCAGCAGACGATCTGGTTCTCGTCAATAAAGTTGTTTTTGTTCTTGTGCAGGGTCAGGCTGGAATATTCGGTACAGCCGTCCGGGCCGGAGTCGATGTCGATGAGCGCCTTGCCGCGGAACAGGCCGTTGATCCCCGCAGCCTTGGTCGCCATGACTGCCGCGACGGTGGACAGGTGCGAATATCCGGGCGTGCAGATCAGGTCGGGGATCACTCCCACGACGGTCATACATTCGTCGATCACGCCCAGCCCCCGGATGATGTCCTTTTCGTCGATCTGGCCAAACTCCACGACCTGCCCCTCGACATGGAGCAGCTCTGCGGTCTGGTAGTAATCGCCGGAGGGCAGCAGCTCGATGATGCAGGCGTTTTCGTCCGCATCGTACAGAACGCTGTAGTCCTCATCCTCCACCAGCAGATCGTCTGTCGTAACAGCTTCATCCGAACCAGTTTTCTTGACACAGGTCACGATCAATTTTTCGTCATGGATAAATCCGAACGGGATGGAAATCCTGTGCTCCGATACCGCATAGTCCTTGCCTTCTCCCGTCTTCTGCATGGCGGCGGGATCAAAAACGTTGCAGAAGAGCACCGGCTGACAACCGAACAGCTGAAAATGGCTGTACATGAATTCGCAGAGGGTGTAGGTTTCCCAGTCGTAGGAGAAGCCCAGCTTTTCCACCGCTTCTGCCCAGCTTGTGCAAAGGACCGGCGTATACGCTTTGCCCGGGCTGGATGCCGCGTGGGATGGGGCGACGCCCACCACATACGGGATCCCGGCATCCGCCACGACCGGCGTGCTGAGCGAGGTCGCCTGTTCGTACACGTGCACTCCGAGATTGGCCATTTAGTTCCCCTCCCTTCCGGCTGCAACCTTCTGATAGTTTACATATAGGGCGTTCCCGGGCTTTTTGACCTTGAGCCGGGCCTCCGGCAGGGCCGCGCCCGAGACAATCAGGGTTTTCACCAGCGGCTGTTTTTCAATCGCGCGGGCCGCTGCGGCGAGCGCTTCCTCTTTCGTACCCATGTAGATCGTCCCGCTCTGGATCAGGCCCGCAAGGTTGGGGCCGATGTAGCAGTAGAACCCGCCGTCATCCGGCTTGGGCTGGGCCGTTATCTTTCTTGCCATTGCGTCAACTTCCTTTCCACCGACTTTAATTTCCACTGGGAGATCATCTCCCCCGCATAGAACGGGGCAGAGTTCTCTGGATAGATCAGGCTTTCCAGCCCTTCCTGCAAATCCAGGGTGAACTGCTTGCCGATCACCACCTGCTGCATCAGGGCGATACGCAGCCGCTCCATCAGGTTCAGCAGGGCCAATCCGCCCTCCTGTTCGTCCGGATGGTATACGCAGAACACCGAGCGGACGACAGCGGAGGAATCCGGCCATGGCCTGCCGGGCTGGTGCACATCCTTGCAGGTAACCACCTGGTGCAGGATGTAGGGGGCGTCCCGCATGTAGGATATGCTGTCCGGCAGGCGGGTCAGGAACACCTTGACGGGCCGGGGCGCGGGCGGTTCGGTGTCCTCTTCCTGCATCTGCACCGGCAAAATGATATTTTTTGTGGCCTCAAGCGTGAAGGCTTTCAGCTGTTCGAGTAAAAGAATCCTTGTCATTCTGTCACCATCCCCATCCATTCATAAGCGCCATGATTTCATGGTCCAGCTGCTTTTCAAACACCTGCTCCGCTCCTGCCGTCAGCCTCTCCGAAACCTCCGGGCTGTCCAGCATCTGGGCGACCGAAGGCCCAAACAACTCCTCGATCTCATCCTTGTCGTGGGAGGTCATGCCGCCGGTCCGCTCAAAGATGCCGACATGCCCGCTTTTCATCCGCGCGGCGAACGCATTCGGGAAGGATTTGGCGGATGTCCCTTTCAGGACATGTCCATAGGCGGGACTGCCGGGATACAGCAGCCGCCACTTGTCCGGGCCAAACATCACAGGAATCCGGCGGCTGGTATCGTAGGCAGGGTTGAGCGGACCGGACCCGTCGAACCGGTGCAGGGGAATCCGGTACCCGGCGAAGGTGATATATACCTGTACCCCGTTCTGGTAACTGTACCGGACTGAGACGTTCTCGTTGGCCCGGATGCCTGCCGCGGAGATTGCGTACCGCTCCCGGATCGCTCGGGTGCTCTCTGTTCGCAGATAGGAGGTTGTTCTGGACAGGGCCCTTTTCATTGCTTTTTCAAGTCCGCCCTCAATACCGGCCAGCAGCCCCGCCGCCCGATCCAGCGCATCCTGTCCGGCTGTGACCGTTACGTCAATGTCCGCGCTCGCCGGTCCTTCCCAGGTCCCCCGGCCCGCAGGCCTGCGCGCTTCTCTGCTGATGTTATCAAACCTCAATCCTGGATCGCCTCCAGTTCGATGCGCAGCATCCCCATTTCACGGGCCGCTGCTGCAATGTAATAGCGCCGGAAGTAGCCGCCGCCACCCTCGCAGTTGTTGATCTGCAAGGGGCAGCCCTGCCTTGGGAGCTTGCCGCCCAGGTCACTCTCGGCGCAGTGGAGGACCGCGCTGACCCGGTGCAGCCCCTGGACATGGTCGTCCCGGAGCTGTTCCCTCTCCTCGTTTACCGGCCCCTCCAGTACAACGGGAATATCCTGGTAGGTCTCCCCGTCATACCGGACGGTGCGCAGCTCCGCGAACTCCTCCAGATTCAGGAACAGGCTCATGTCCTCCCGCATCTGTTCTTTGAATGTTGGCACCTGCTCACTTCCTTCCCTTGCGGCCGACCGGCAGCTCCTGCACGCCGGAAAGCTGGTCCGGCGCTTTCTCCGGTTCGGCCTCCTCTCCGGGTTTCTGCTCTGGCGCCTGTTTCGGTTCGGTTTGCTCGAGCCAGCCCTCGCTCACATCCATCGCGGCTACCCGTTTTCCGTTGCCCGCGGCCACAATCTTCTCTTCCAGCTCCTTGGGCAGACGGACGGTCTTTCCCGCCGGGATCAGGTATCCGTTATGCGTCAATGGACAAAACAACCGGATCATCCTGCCGCCCCCTCACAGCTTGCAGAGCGCGGCCGCGGATTCCGCAGCCTTCGCCTCTGCCGCATATCCCGCGAGGATTGCCCCGCTTGCCGCCTTCGTCGCGGTGAGCCGTTTGTTTTCCGCATCCCACCAGAGTGTCTGCCCCATCTGGAACGCGGTCCCGGTCTCCGCGGGCATCTCATAGACCCCGCTCACCCCGACCGTACCAAGGCTTCCCGCCGGGATGTCGATGCCCGCCACCCCGATCCGCTCTTCGAGCACCACGACTTCCCCGTATCGGATCAGCTCGCTGCCCTCGTTGCGGTAGTTTAAGCTCTCGCCCTTCTGTACAAATTCCGCCATCCGAATCCCTCCTTATGCCTTGCCCGGGTTCTTGAACAGGCCCCGGTAGCCCAGCAGCGTGACCCCCCGGTCGATATAGACCCGGTACTGCACGCCCAGTTCATCAAACGCCATCCGGCTCTCGACGATCGGCATCTCGCTCCCGTTCAGGTAACAGACCTCGATCGTGTCCGCCATGCGCGGGTCGGCTGCGAAATAGTAGGGCTGCGCGCCGCTGTCCACGTCCAGCTCGGCGTCCACTATCAGCCGCATCCGGTTGCGGAACACGTTGGCCACCCCCGAATTGCCGCTCCCCGGGTCGGCCAGCGAGGTCAGCAGCTTTTCAACCTCGGTTTCGTCCGCCGCGCTCGAAAGGATGTACGCGGGCGAAATGTTCAGGTAGGCGTTGTCGCTGAGGTCCCGCTGGGTGCGCATCTTTTTAAGCGCCTCGGCGAACGTCGCGGTCGAGGGCGCTGCGCCGGTCCCCAGATTCCGGTGCGCCGCGCTGAACAGCCGGTTCCCGTCGTACATGACCGGGTTCTGTTTCAGCAGGTCGTACACCGCCGTATTGATCCCCCGCTGTGCCGCCAGCGAGAACCGGGTCAGCGTCCGCGACACCAGCCCGATGTCGTCGTTGATGAACAGCTGACGGGTAAAGGTGATCTTCCGCCCGAAGGTCAGCAGGCGGCGGGTTGCAACCGCTGCATCCGACAGCCGCGCCTCCTTGAGCTCCCCGTTCTGCGGCACCTCGAGCAGCTCGCCCGCCTCGCCGATCTCGTAGAATTCGGTCGGCTTGAAGTCGGACGCGCTCGCCTTGCTGGTCCAGAGCTGGAAGGTGGTCGGGACGGTATCCCGGCTGCCCAGCACGATCCGGTTGGCCACGTTGGACAGGATCGACACAAACGCGCTGTCCGGCGTCATCGACCGGCGGAACAGCTGCTCCGCGCTCATCCGGTTGGCGTCTTCCACCCCCGACCGGGAGAGGCATTCCACCGCGATCCGCGAGAACGACATCCCCGCGAATTCCCCCGCGCCATCCGCGGGTTTTTCCGGTGCGTACCCTGCCCGGATCAGCAGGCCGTCCGCTGCCGCCGCCCGCACCTTGTCCAGCTCATCCACCGTAACGCCGGTCTCGCGCCCGATCCCGCCTGCCACTGGGGTGCGCTCAGCCGACAGCCGCTCGAGGATCGCCGCCCGCACCTGATCCACCGTCTGCCCCTCGGACAGGTACTGCGACCGGGTCTTGTCGTCGACCCCGAACCGGGCGCAGAGCGCGTCAATCTGGGTTGTGCGTTCCCGCTCCGCCTGCACTGCCCGTGTCAGCGCCCCGTCATCCTGCATGGGCGGCATCGTTGCCGGTACCGGCTCCTGTGTCCGCTGCCCTTCCTTGGGCGGAACCTCCGCCGGGGTTGTTCCCTCCTGCTTCTCTTTCAATGCCATTTCACATGCCTCCTCCATTGTTCTGCCCACACCGACCGTCGGATCGGCGGGGACCGGTTCCAGACTGATCTCATGCGGCTGCCACCGGGTCGCGACATACGCGGGCCCCGTAAACCGTCCGTTTGCGCTGGTATCGCCCGCCTTCAGCTGCTGGTACGGGGTCAGCAGCCGGTACCCGATCGACACCCCGCTTAACATCCCCTTTTCCAGCTTGCTTTTGAGCCGGGCGCTGTCCGGGTCGTCCTCGTCCATCTCGATCACCGCCCGGCACTGCCGTTTCTCTTCATCCAGCCACGCCCGCACGATCCTCCCGACCGGCACCAGCCCATAGTTGACGTCCCGACCATGCGCGAAGAGCAGCGCACCGCCCCGGTTTAAAAGCGACAGGTCGACCGCGCCCGCATCGTGCGAGAGGATCTCCCTGCCGTACCACCGGGCCGCGGGCGTCTCGCTTGAAATCGAGATCTCAAACTGTGCGGACTGCCCCTCGACCGCCCGGCATTCCAGCTGTGCGCTCCGGTGCGCCAGCTGTCCCGCCCCGGGCGGGCTGTCCATCTTTTTTGCCATCCTTCATCCCTCCATTGTCGAGCAGCCCCAGCTGCTCCAGATATGCTCGTTCCTGTGCCCGCTGCTCCGCGACCTCCTTCCAGTCGGTCCCGCGGGCCGCGCAGAGCGCCTGCATAGTGGTCTGTCCGGTCTCGAGCGCGATCCGGTTGGCGTTCGCCTCCTTGAGCGGGTCGATCCAGTCCCAGCCGCTGCACAGCCACACATGCTCCTGATACCGCTCCGCGTCCCGTTCGTATCCCGGCAGCTCCAGCCGGCCGCTCAGCACCATCCAGTCGAGCCATTCCTCATAGACCGTCTCGCACAGATGGTCGATCAGCCAGGTTTGCAGGCCCCTGTAGGTTTTCTGGTCCTCCAGCAGCCCCTGCCGCGCGGACGAGTAGGTCACCTGCGACATATCCCGCGACGCCACCTCGTAGCTCAGCCCCACGCTGCTGCCTGCCAGCCGCTGGGCGGTGCGCACCAGCGGGTCGACCGTCGAGCTGGTGCCTGCCTGCGAGATCGGCTGGACCTCCTCCCCCGGGTTCAGATAGACCACCATCCCCTGCTCCAGCAGCTCGGCCGGCGGTTCCCGGTCCCCTTCCCGCTGCGCCTGCCCGAAGCCCCTGCCCAATCCGGCCAGGCCGCCGCTGAGCGTTCCCTCTGTTTTCTTGATTGCCATCGAAAAATGGCATTGCACCCGCTCCTTCTCCTCCGCCGCGTCCAGCAGCTCGTTGAGGTCGTCCACCCGCCCTACCGACGGTGCGGCCGGGGAGATCTCCCGGATCTGGCTGGTGCGGGTCAGGCAGGACAGATAGCTCACCCGGTCCGCGGGGATGCGGCGGGTTTCGACCGGGAACCCCCACGCGTCATACACCCGGATGTGGTAGGCCAGCGCCCGCCGGTAGTCGTCCACCTCGATCCCGCCGATCACCCGGCGGCCCTCATGCCCCTGTACCGTCGTGTCCAGGTCATCCACCTCGAGCAGCTGGAGCTGGTACCGGCCCTCAAAGTAGGACCGGACAACCAGGATCCCGCCGTCCACCAGCCGTCTCCGCAGGCAGAGCGCCAGCACCTCCCGGAACCCGAACCGGCCGGAAACCTCGCAGCTGCCCGGCCTGCACCACCTGCGCCACAGCCGCTCGATCCGGCTGTTGAGCGCTTCCTCCTCCGTACCGTCCGCGCTTCGGATTTTCGCCTGTAAGACGATCCCACTCCCGATCACGTTTCGCTCGAACGCGAGCAGCAGGCTGTTCATGACGTCCGAGTTGCGCTCGAGGTCCCGCGCGCGCGCCCGGATGATCTCCCGCGCCCCCTGGTTGGCCTGTTCCCCGGTCGTGTTTGACTGCGCCATCCCCGCGCTGCGGGGGCTGCGGTCGGCTGCCGCGTAGAAGTTCCGCTGTGCGTGCCGCCGCCATGCCTCCCGCTCACAGGCGAGCCTCGGCGCGATCGGCAGCAGCATCCGGTTGAGCAGGCTCATCTTCTGTTTCATCCGCCCCGCCTCCGTCCCAGCACCGCCACCGTATATGCCGGACGTTCCATCCGGCTGATCCGGCCGGTAAGCTGCTCGTATTGCGCATACAGCGTCCCAAGGTCCGCATATTTGAGCGAGCGCGACCCCAGCCGGTATTCCTGCGCCCCGTTTTCAATCCGGTTGATCGCTTTCAGCAGGGCCGCGCGCCGCTCCTTGAGTTCCGACAGTTCACTCATACCGATCCCCTCCGTCTAAATGATTTTCCATGCCTGCGCGGCCGCTCCGGACGGCTTTCCGGCTGCGGCGAAGGCTGTTCCGCCTGTGCCTGCCTGCTGTAGATGGTGCGCAGCCCATAGACGTCCGCCGCACAGGCCGCGTAGACCTCGCAGTCCAGGTAGTGGTTGTCCCCGCCCGTGATCTTCTGTTCCCACCGGCTGACCAGATGTCCCCGTCTGCGCTCGATCACCTTGTGTTCCGCGGTGATCTGCTCGGCGTATTCCGGGTCGCACCCGTCGTGCAGGAACCAGCCTCCATTCTCCACCTCCCGGAACAGCCGGGAAAAGATCATGTCTTTGTAGAAGTCGGTGTCCACCCAGAGCATCAGCTGGCCGTCCGCCATCCCGTTGCGCTCAATCCGGCCCGCCCGGTATTTGCTCTGCATCCGGGAGGACGACCCGCGGCTCGCCACCGCCCAGCTGCTGTTGACCGCGCAGAAGTCGAACACCGTGTCGGTCTCGTATCCCGCGTCCACCAGACACAGGTTCACCTGATACTTCCCGCCC